GCCGTTGACACAATCACAATCGAATTGCCGTATTACTGCGCGTACAAAAATCGCGAATGGCAAGCGTTCTGCATCATTGACGAGGATAAGGTCATCCAAATCATTGACGACGCCAAGGGAGGACTCATATCAATCAATGACCGAGTGGGCGAACTACTCAACAACTTCGATGTCGAACCTATCTCTCGCGACCGCTTTATTCAAATGTTCGCAAAAGTCACCGATTCATTAACCCAAGCACTCCCATACGATGGACACGAATAAGATAGACGCCCTTCAAAAGTTCAATCAGCGTTTGAACTCACAACCCGGTGACGATGGAATTGAATCAACGCCCGATGGCAAGGCGAGAACCCTTGTCATCAGTCACATCGAAATGACCCTCGACGAGTTGTTCTTTGGTCAGTGGTCGACTGAAAATTTTAATTGGAACACAATCGCCAATGAGGTGCAAGGATGCCTCGAGTTGGTCGTCGTTCATCCGATTACGGGCGAGCGTATTAGACGCCTCGGATGTGCATCGGTCATCATAATGGTCGACCGCGTTCCTGATTCGCTTAAAAACGACCCGCAAGCACGAAATCAATGGGCACTTTCCCCATCGAATAAGAAACCGAACGCCCTCGACCTTGCGTTCCCCAAGTTGAAAGCGGAGTGTCTCAAAAATGCGGCGCAATCTCTTGGGAAGATATTCGGTCGCGACCTCAATCGTAAAAACGCCGACACTTATCGCCCTTTTAAGTTGCAACGCCCGGTCACCGAACTTCCCGAAAGCACGATGCTCAAACTTGAGCAAGGTATCAAAAGCGGAGCGGATGAGTTCGAGATTCGGAACGCTATGGAAACCCTCTCCGACCTAATGAGTGACGAGCAAAAAACTAAGTTAAACCAATTATTCAACGAAAGACAATGAACCAGTATGTACAAGATGCGATGATGAACATCGCGCAGAATTCAATCGCTTGGGACAAAGTGCGTCTCGGCAAGTTTACGGGGAGCGGAATCTCTGCCCTGATGACTGACCCACGAACCAAAGCAGACAAGGAATCGGGCAAGTGGTCGCAGACCGCAGAAAAGTATATCATCGGGAAAGCAATGGAGGTCATCACCGGGCAATCGACCGATGAGGCGTTTGGTCGAGCGATTGATTGGGGAAACGAGTGGGAAGAGATTGCACTCAAACACGTTCAACGCGCCATTAACTCACCTGACGACCGCACCGAGTTGAAACCATCATTCAAGTTGTTCAACGATTACACTGGGTGCTCACCCGACGCAATGATGCATCACACCGAACTCGGAATCGATATCGGAGTCGAGGTCAAGTGTCCATTCAACTCAATAAATCACTTTATGCACTCGAGAGTCGTTGACGGTGCATCGCTTTATGACATCAATGAGGATTATTATTGGCAAGTTCAGTTGAATATGCTGACTTTTAATCGTACACACTGGGTGTTCGCATCATTCGACCCGCGTCAACCTGACCATCGGATGCTACATCACACCGTCATCGAGTTCGATGCGCTAAAAGTGGGCGAGTTGCTCGAACGAATTGAGCGTGCTGACGCCTATCGACGTGAGATTGTCAATAAGTGGAGCGCGTTGTAAATTACTTTTTGACGATTGAATCAATGACTGGCGTACTATTGTACTGACTCCTCTATGAAAAAATTAAAGAATCCCATCATCACCGCATTGCCGTAGCACAATCGTGCAAGGGGAGTCCTTTGCGTGTGGTGGTGGGTCTTTTTTTAAATGAAAACATCTTTTGTATTACACTTCGACTCGCTTGCGATGCTCGATGAATTGACTGACGAACAAGCGGGTCAATTATTTAGGGCAATGAAAACTTTTCAATTGACTGGCGAGATGCCTCAAGAGTTTTGGTTGCGTGTTGCTTTGACTCCATTCATCAACCAGTGGTCGCGTGATAACCTCAAGTGGACTAAAATAGCAGATATGCGAAAGGAATTAGGCAAAAAAGGAGGTGAGGCCAAACGTGACAAGTTGAAGCAATTGGTAGCAATTGGTAGCGATAGCAAGCAAGAGTTAGCAAACGTAGCGGTAAGTGGTAGTGTTAGTGTAAGTGTTAGTGATAGTGTTAATGTATCTACTAAAGTAGATAAGACACGCGCTCAAAAAACCAAAGCACCGACCGAACAAGAGGTCATTGAATTCTTTACCTCGAACGGCTACCGCTCCGACATAGCATCAAACGCCTTCAACTATTACAATTCGGCTGGGTGGCGCGACTCGCGAGGTAAATCCGTCCTAAATTGGAAACAAAAAATGCGAGGCGTTTGGTTCAAAGATGAACACAAGGCCAAAAAACCAAATCAATCAACCTATCAACCCTCATCCAAATATCGACCAGTATGAACCACGACATAGAAATTGAACAATGCATCCTCGGCGCGATGCTACTTGAACCCTCAAGTGTGGCAAACGTAGTGTCACAAGTCACCGACGTGATGTACTACGACCTGAGACACCAAACCATTCACGCCGCAATCGCTCACCTGACCAACCAAGGTGACCCGGTCGACCTTTTGACCATCAACCGACACCTCCGCAAGACTGGCGACCTTGAATCAATCGGAGCAAGTTACCTATCACAACTCACTAACCGAATCGCATCGACCGCAAACCTCGACACTTGGTGCAAATTATTATATGAGTTCCACCTGATGAGACAAATGCGGATGATAGGCCTTGAAATTGCCGATAAGAGCGTTTTAAACGAAACCGATGCTTTCGACCTATATGCTGAGTCGATTTCGAAACTTGAGTCGATTCTCGCGGCTAATATCAAAAATGACGTCAAACACATCAGTCAACTCTCAAACGAGGTGACCAAGAGCATCATCACCCGAATGAACTCATCGAGTGAGGTGAGCGGATACTCAACAAGCATCAAAAGCATCGACGCCCTCATCGGAGGTCACCAAAAGTCCGACCTGATGTATATGGCGGGACGTCCCGCAATGGGCAAGACGGCAATGGCATTGACCGAGGTGCTTGAACTTGCGCGGAGAGGGACGCCAGTCGCATTTTTCTCCCTCGAGATGTCGTCTCAGCAAATCACTTATAGGTTAATGTCGATGCTTTCAGGAATCGACGGGGCGACGTTGATGAAATATCGCCTCGACGATGAGACTCTAAAAACATACTACCGTTACCTCGACCAACTTAACACCCTCCCGATATACATCGACGACACGCCCGCTCTCTCAGTCATCGACCTTCGCGCCAAGGTTAAGAGGTTGCAACACAAAAACGGAATCGAGGTCGTTTTTGTCGATTACGTTCAACTGATGACAAGCGGAACCAAGGGCAAAGGAGTCAGTCGCGAGCAAGAATTGAGTCATATAAGCAGAAACCTCAAGTTAATTGCAAAAGAGTGCAACATTCCGATGATTGTGCTCGCCCAACTTTCAAGAGGTGTGGAATCGAGAAGCGAAAAAAGACCGCTACTCTCCGACCTTCGCGAGTCCGGGTCGCTTGAACAAGATGCCGACGTCGTGACCTTCTTATTTCGTCCTGAATACTACGATATGCTCCGCGATGATAGTGGAAATTCGACCGAGGGACTGGGTGAGTACATCGTCGCCAAGCAACGAAACGGGAGCATCGGCATCGCACAAATGAGATTTCACCCGTCAATAATGAAATATACTGATTACACCGAAAACCCTTTTTAAAATGAGAATTTATTATAACACCGACAAATCGTGCGACATAGTGAACGACAACAACGTGCTTTTCCATTTGCATAACGGTTGCGTGAAAGTCATCGGGCGAGTGTCATCGAATTGGAAACATCATCGAAAGCAAAGCAATCGATTTCCTTCCCGATATTCGCGATATCGTGACTTAATAGTCGCGGCCATAATGAATGAAAAAATGTAAAATCTGCAAGGAGTTTTTTGAACCGATATACTCATCACTTCAAACCACTTGCACTAAACCTCAATGCATCATATCATATGCAAAAAGAGTCGAAGAGAAAAAGTCAAAGCGTGAAATCAAAGCAATGCGAGACCGGGTCAAGTCAGTTAGTCACTGGCGACGAGACTTGCAACAAGCATTTAACGCATACATCAGGGAGCGAGATAAGCACCGACCTTGCATCAGTTGTGACAAACCGCTCGTCGGCAAATTTGATGCGGGTCACTTCTACTCGGTGGGTTCTTATCCGAACCTGAGATTCGATGAGTCTAATTGTCACGGCCAGTGTGTAGAGTGCAATCAGCACAAACACGGCAACTTGATTGAATACTCATTGAGACTCCCCGAGAGAATTGGAACCATCGAATACCATCGACTGCACAAAATTAAAAACGAACCTTTGAAACTATCACTCGATGAGATTAAAGAAAAAATTCAACACTATCGTAAACTTTTAAAATCAATCAAATAAATGTACACCGAGAACGAAATCATCAAAATAATGCAACTACGCGAAAAACGTTGGCATTTACTAAGCACTGAAAATCAATATAGCGAATCACAAGTTCGAACCAAACTCAACAAGGTGAATACATCACTCTATAAATTAACGGGCAAAAGGCAATACCTATGATTGCGTCATTCACCTACCCCGAATACTTGAACGAGGTGTCCGAAATCATCGGTCGGATGCGAAGCGAATCGAATGAGGAGTTGCGTTCCTTATTCCCCGAATTTTCACGGGGAACACAAGAGGACAAAATCAGTCGGTTCGGAGTCCTTTGCGAAATGGTGTTTGCCTACTATCTACAAAAAGAGGGGAAACCCTACACGATGGGCGTCCTTCTCGGAGGGAAACCAGTGCCCGAACCCGACGTGATTGTCGGAGCAAGTCGAATCGATGTCAAATGGGTGAGCGGTGACGAGTTCCGGGTGAATACCAAAGCACACCGCAAAAAGTCCGACGTCACTCACTATGCATTTATCAGGATTGCCGCACCCAATTACGCAAAAATGTGGGTCATCAAATATGACGAGGTGAGCAAGTGGGAAGAAAAAACCTCATTCACGCCGTTCCTATTCAAAAAGATAACCGTCTAATGGTTCGACTTGACTACAATCCGATTGAAAAGGTGCTCCGTATATGCGCGCAAGAGTACATTTTGGACGATGGTTTCATCACAATCGGTTCGAATCTCTCCGAATCAATGGCGCATTTGTTTGCCGATTACGTTGACGGCGTTGAACTCGATGACGAGACTCGCGCAAGCACCAAAGCAATGCGGTCAGTATTCAACGAATGGCGTGCAAATATGTACGACGACGATTATTGAAAAAAGACGAGGTCAATCAATAACGCCAGTGCGCCGCCGCCCATAGTGAAAAGAAAGTCGGCCATATTAAACCGACGACCTTGAGATGAATCGAGGAATTCTTTTGCGAAAGCAAAAAGGGCGCAGATGATTATACAACTTACTGGAGTCATTAAAGTCCAAGCAAGCGCGTAAATCATAAAACCCGCAACAAAATGTTGCAGTTTATCAGGGTGAATCATACTTGAAAGTGTGGTAAGTCCTTAAACGATTTCCATCGACCTCCCCATTCAACATCGGGATATTGAATCGCGACGATGTGGGCGAACTTCTCAAATAACTTAGGCGACCAGTCGAGTTTGCCCTCTTTAGTTTTGAATGCGATGTCGAATGCTTTGGATGGATAAGAATTGTGCTTTCCTCCGCGTTTGATTTGGGTGACAATTCCACCGGGTTTCGTTCGACCTTTTGCATATAACTCAAGTTGTTCCTCAGGAGTCCGATAGGTGCAAGTCAAAAAGGGTTTAGGCAACTCAGGATTGAGCGCGGCGAATGCCTTCGACCCATCACGCCAACACTTTTGGAGTAAAGGAACGCAGTCCTCAATGTTTCTACTCGGCATTGGTCAACTTGTTGATTGTGTTGTCCTTTAAAGCACTCGATTTCGATGACCCGACATAGTATGAGAAGATGCTCGCTCCGATGCTCATAATCGCCCCGAAACACATATCCGCGAGGCGTTGATTCTCTTGCGGAATCACGATAAACGTGAGCGTCATAATTGTTGTAACAAGTAACAAAAGACCAGTTATAACAACCGCCGCCATCAACCAGTCGCGACCTCCCGTTGCTTTGGTATAATCTGCCTCTCTTAATCGTGCCGACGTCCTATCTTCGACCTCGGCCTTGTATGTTTCAAGTTCATTTTGCACATCGATTCGATGCATCTCGAGTTCCCATTCCAACTTGTATTTTTCAAACTCAAGAGCAAGTTGACGATGTGCCTCACTTTTTTCCTTGTCAGCGTTCAATAATTCACCGACTCGCTCAATCGCTTCGACCCCGGTCACGTCTCCGACTATCTTGAGCACATCACCCGCGACTGGTTTGACCTTCTCGCGGATAAACGTTCCGAATTTTGAGTCTGCTATTCGCTTTCCAAGTGGTTTTTTTTCACTCATTTTGGTTTGATGATGAGGTTGAATATACCCGTCAATATCGACTTGTAATTCGTAAAGATATAGATAAATATCTTTTCACCCAAGAGCGTCCCGATAGGTACTAAATACTGCGAAGAGTCGCCCAAGTTGTTCGACTTGCAATAAAGTGAAACCATATAACCTGAGAATACACTCATTCCGACAACCGCCAACCATTGAATGACGGTGAGTGCTCTTTTTTTGTAAATCTCATACGACAATTTTCCAAGTAGTCCGATGCTCATACCGATGATATAAGTTGATTCCTTTGTAAAATACTGACCTATCTCACTTAACGCGTTTTTCATCTGCCTTTTTGCATTTATCGAGGAGACTTTGCTCATATGCTTTCAAGACAACGAGCATCTCTTTTCGCTTATTAACGGAATTTTTCTCGTTTTTCATCGCGGCAATTGTGAAAGTCGATAGTCGTTTGAGTCTTGACTCATCGCCGTGTTGCCTCGGCTGAAAATATACGACGCGCTTCCTTTTCGCATTTGAATCGGAGGTCGTTGCGGCCATTGATTATTTGAATACTCCGGGAAGAGATTCGAGTTCGCGCACAAGTAATCGACCATCACCGCAGTATAATACTCGGCGTTTGCTTTTGCGCGGTTGAGCATATCTTTAAACACGACGTCCGACACTGGCGTCGAGTCCTCACTTTGACGTTGAACAAGAGTCCCGTTGTCGACTTTATAGGTCAATGACGGGAGTGCCTCGACCATTGTCCAC